AACCAAAGGACCATCCATCTCATTTGATGTTGGGTAATAGATACCGCTTATATCCGAGCCTGGATGATTATGAGTCTCCTGAGTATTTCCCTTTTCATAGGCGTTTAACCAACAGTCTCGAATCTTCATCCTGTAATTCTCTAAATCATAATCCATGTGTTTACAGAGAACTTTTGCATTTTCAAGTATCGGTTTCTTGAGTTCTCTAAACTCTTTCCTATTCAATAAATTATCATGGATACCTGATACATATAATTCACAAGCCCAGTTCACTGGTTTTTTATTTTCATTCTCTTTCATAAAAACATCTATGTTATCAACGATGATTTTATTAAAGTCTTCCATATTTTCAATCTTTTTTTGTAACACTGGAATTGTAAAAAATCCATTGATATTCAAACGATTCATCATATACATAATCTAAAAACTCCTAATCTGGAACCCTCGCAAAATTGTTACTATAATTTTGTTGAATATAATCATATGCCTCATTCATGGCAGTATTATATTCATCTTCCGTGTATGTATCGCTAAAATTATCCATTGCAGACTGTCTTGCATCAAAAATTGAAGTCTCAGGTGTAAAGTTTGGATTTGGTAAATTTTCTTTGCCAATCTCAATGTATTTTGATAGTAAAAAGTCATATGGTTCAGCCATGATTTACTCCTTAATAATATGCATTTTCAATATAAACCCACTCAGCAGTATCTTGATGCCAAATACCAAGATCGGTATTGTTTGCCATGAACACTGGCCAAACCGTTGTAGATGATGTGGATGTAAATGTATGTATTGCCTCTCGTTTTTTTCTCACGGTATGGCTGCCATCTGAATTAGAAAAGTCAATTGTAATAGTATCCATTGCAATATCTGAACCACTTGTATAAAGTCTTACTGTTCGATATAAATCTGGATTACTTCCACTTCTATTTTGACCGCAAGTATACTTTGAATAGTTGCCGCCCTTCCTCATACCATCCAACCCGGAAAAGAAACATTCTCCCGCTGGTATAGATGTTCCACCATCAAAAGCTACTGAACTGCCGACAGTTGCTGTACCACCTGACCATGTAATTGGAAATACTGATGAGTTAGCTGGATTTGCTGTATCCAGATGTATTAAAACATTACCCCAAGTTGTCGCCAGTAAAACAGGTCTAGCAGTACTACCAGTATGTGTTGGTAGAGTTACTGCGCTGTCATTATCTGTTTTTGTTATTGCTCCACCTGCTGAACCTGTCCAAGACATATGATTGATGTCAACCCGTGTCGTTGCATCAGTAAACGTATTTGAGTCAGCATAATTTGTGTATATAAACTCATTTGTCGTTCCGACATTTGCATATGCCTTCCCAGAACTGCCTGGTGATGAAATCGAGTCATGATAGAATGCAGTAGACGCTGCGGTCACGGCTGATACTGTAGTAGATGCACCGCCTTCATAAGTCCCCATAAGCATCCGTTGGAAATTAGATTGTGAGGCATGTACACCCTGCGTATCATTTATTCGCACACCACCGTTGTATATTTGTGCTTCTGTGTATACATTGATATTGTTATCAAAACTTCCAAGATTGGCAGCAAGGTCGGTATAATACATTCTTGCAATGAAACCACTAGTAGAAGAACGCATACCCCACACACCTCGATCAAGAGATAACTGTGCCCCTGAACCAGAGTGAGATGTACCCCCTAGATTATACATTGTCCAATCACCGAGTTCAGTAAAGGTATGAGTTGAAGTGTTATATGAAATTGGTGTTGTTGCATAAAGGCTGGTATTATATGGCGCAACCATCATCAGCCAATTGTCTGCTGTGCCTGACTGACTATTAGTTTCGTCAGTGTCATAAACCCAATCACCACCAACTGACCAAATACCAGCATCAGATGAAGTTGTAAGAGTAGTGGTATGTACTTTAGCTGTCGGGACTGCGCCGCCAGAACCAAACCCTGCCATGGTATATCCAAAATTTGCCATATCCCTTTTATTTATATCCTTTCGATTTCGTAAAGTAAAATGGTTTGGCGGTCATAACAGCGCGGCCTCAAGTATCGCAGCCCAATACTCGTCGCCAGACATCGCGTCTGAATTGATCCCTCGATCCAAATTGATGCGGCCCATGCGGCCACAGAAATCGCCAAGCTCTTCTTCTGTCGCGATGCCGGTTATATCGACGCCGTTGTCAGCAAACCACGCAATCCGATTGCGCGTTTCGATAACGGAGGGCCACTCTCGACCAACGAGGTCAGCGAGGTAATTAAGCGGCGCACACTCGTCGCAACAGCCGCCGCGCCAAACGTATTCGGCTGGGTCAGCTTCAGATCGCCACTGTCCATAGCTGCCCTGTTCTGCACACCACAGATCAAATTCTCGGCCTGTCTGCCCGTTGCTGACGTAGTGATCGTAGCCGCGCTGGTAAGCACATCTTAGCGACCAGATGTCCGTGTCTGTGTCAGGATCGCAGCTTACAATTCGTGACCGCAGTTCTTCCGGTAAAGCCTCTAGCTGCTCGAACCTGCCAGACATCTGTGCGGCGATTGTGTCGTAGTCTGCATCTGCTGCGACTTGCTCAGTGATACTGATCGACGGCAGATAGACCGCAGTGCCGGTGTCATAAACCTGACCGATTAGAATTGGGTGTCGGTCTGTCGCGGTGTTCTCGACGCTGATGCCGATTGCTATTGCATCCGCCTCATGCGCGGCAATCTGAGTGACGTAGTTTTCATACCGAGCCGTCGCGAACGCGTAGGTGATGTCTTTCGCAAACCCTGATCGAACCGGCCGCATGTCGTCGTTAGAGTTGATGGTCGGCAGAGTTACATATGTCCGCTCAAACGTCCGCACGTTTGCTGACAGCCAATCGCAGACCGCATCAAACTCTGCCCGTTCATTTGATGCGCCGTCATAGCCCTCACGGAAATGCAACGCCACGATCTCGTGGTCTGTGTTCGATAGAAATTGGTGCAGCGAATACGCGCTGTTAACTCCGCCCGATGTTGGTATCAAAATTTTCATTAGGATGCGCTCCCTGCAACTGTGCCGGAATTATTGAGGGTCACGGTCCTGCTGTTCTTTCTCAGCGCAAATCCTGCCGCTCCTCCAGCGCCTCCGGCGGTGCCGTATGTTTTCAAATTATCGCAATTTCCAGACCCGCTGGGTGTTGACCCGGCTGATCCTGAAGACCCGGCAACGCCGAAGCTACCGGCTGACCCAGTGGACCCGTTGCTGCCGTACGCCAAGTTGCTACATACGTTGTATTTGACATCGTGAGTTTGGTATGCCGACCCCCTAGTCCCGCCACCACCACCGCCGCCGCCGCCACCGCGTAGGTTCGCTCCAGACAAGACGTTCACGACATAGGTGCCAGTGCCGCCTGTGCTTGTCTCGAAAAACAGTGCATCGCCACCAGCAGAGCCTACCCCTTGCAGCGCCGTATTGGTGGCCCCGGTAAATCCATCGACGCTGCCGCTGATATTGATGGTCAGGTCAGAGTTGGCATTTAAGGCACCTGTCCGCAGGGCGTGCGTACTGCTGCCGCTGATCGTAACTCCTGAAGCGATGTTGACAATGATCGCTGCGGTGCTGGTCGCTGCGTTGTACCCAAATGCGGTTGCCAGCGTCAATATGTTTTGTTCTACGGCGTTGCTCGTGATATTTATCGTGATGCTGGCGCCGCCAGAACCAAATCCTAGAATTTGATATCCAAAATTTGACATACCTTTTATATACTTTCGATTTCGTAGATTGTGTATGCAAATGATGCACTTGCAGTAATGTACTCCACATCAGTTGCTCCCTGTGTAAACTCTAATGCATCTAGTGATGTTGGATAGAGGTCACGAAAGAACACGTTTGCAACTGGATTATTCTTGTTTGATAGAATAGTGAGTGTTGCATCTGAGAACATTGCCCGAACAGCAGTTGCGGGTTTTACATCACCAATATCTCTACTTGTCCCTCTAGTTGCTGACGGCGTTGCAGATGTCTCTGAACGAAAGTTCTTGAACTGATCTGTACTTTTTGGAAAACCGATTGAGGTAATCCACTCATGCAAAGATAGGTAGTTCTCTAGATATTCATCAACAATAAAAGAAAGTGTGAATGGGTCGTAGGTAACCTTATCACCCATCATTGGAAGGTCAACAAGTCTTGTTGGCATAACTGCACTACCCATACTGATAGATGGAATAGATGCAGATACAGTGAAAAACTCTACCTTTGGAAGTTGGTGAATATTAA